AAACGGATATTTTGAATATTTCGGTATTTCAACATTTGACTTCTGTGTTGACGAATACGAGTACATAGTAAACGATCAAATGGTCAAAGCTGAAAACATACACCACATTTTATTTGGAGCCAGCAAATACGATGATATTAACAATTGGATGGCTTTATCATACGACAACCACGCAAAGGCACACAACGAAGAATTAAAGCGGGAATACCTACTCGAGATACATTTGAAATTCATGAATAATAATCCTTACTAAAATGGAAACCTACACACTTACAATAAAACAGATACAAGCCTTAATCCACTTCTTTGCTGATAAAGAAATTCGGGCGGATAAAATAAAAGGATATTTGAATGTAAGTAAATCGAATTGTTAAATATGACAAATATCATAAAATATATTACATAGAATATGACATAAATCATAAACTGATAAAGGGGATTAATGTAAATTTGTTGATAATCAAAAAATAAAAGGCTATGGAATCAACGCAAATATTATTTATTATGGGAGTTGTAAATGTTTTATGTGCTATTTTCTTTAATAAAAAAAAGCCTGCATTAAGATTAATTAACGCATTTGTCGGGATTTTATGTATAGTTCAGTCGTATGTTCAAATTTAATCACTATGCTAAACATATATGAAATAAAATACCCGAATGGTGAAAAAGAATGGTGTACAGGTAGTACTACCCTTCACGCCCTGTTCAACTTCACAAATAAATCAAATTGTGATTTACATGATTTGCAGGAAGCTGAAATAAAAAAGATAAATATGAGGGACTGGCATAGATACCACATTGATGAAGAGGATGGCCCGGGAATCAGTTTTGATGAGTGGATGAAAGAGAACGGCGAAGAGCCAGGTATAATTTGTGGAACTTTTTATTTGTAAAATCATGAGATATTTAATAACAACACTAACAGAAATGCCGTTTTTGACTAAATGGTTCGACTTTGAAAACAACTACAGTCCTGACATGGTCGTGTTCGATTTGCAAGATCGTAAATTCACAACAGACGGGCAAACGTGGAATGATATTGAGATTGATAATTCATAAACTTGACATACCATGATAAATATCATATATTTGTAGGATGAAAGTAAGTGAGCTAAAACCAAATGAAAACATACATTTGTAAATATTGTGGAAATACGTTTGAAAGTAAAAAAGGATGTAAGTCAAGAATTCCTTTATATTGTTCAATGACCTGTTATGCTGAAAGTATGAAAATGCATAAAAAATGTTTACTTTGTGGAAAAGAAATAGAAAATAAACATTCAGTTTCATTAAAGAATCGAAAATATTGTTCAAAAGAGTGCCAAGGTTTGTCAAGAAGAAACGTTCCATTAAGTGAAGAATGGAAAAGGAAATTAAGCGATGGAAGAAAAAAATCTGAAAAATGTAAGGGCATCAATTTGTATAATTGGAAAGGTGGAAAGGAAAACCAAAGACTTATAGCGAAAAATAGATATTATAGAACACGTCATAATATCATTGGTAAATTACCAACAGAATTTTTAAAACGAATTTTGATTGCACAAAATAATAAATGCTTTTATTGTGATGCAGATTTAACTAATTATAAAGCAATAGAACATCTTACACCAGTAACAAAAGGTGGTGATAATTCATTTTATAATTTAGTCTATTCATGTCAGAGTTGTAACTCAAAAAAAAGGCAACAAACACTTGAGGAATATGCAATAAAAAATAAAAGATATGATTTACTCGATAAATGGGAGCAAAAATTAAGCATGGCATTATGAAAATTGAAAAAAAGAAAATATCAGACTTAAAGCCTGCAAAATACAATCCTAGAAAAAGTACGCAGAAGCAAGAAGAAAACTTAAAGGCAAGCTTGACAAAGTTTGGAGTGGTAGAGCCAATAGTTTTTAATGAAAAAACAGGTAATATTGTTGGCGGACATTTCAGGATAAGAGAATTGAAAAAGCTAGGTCATAAAGAGGTTGATTGCGTTATTGTTGATCTGGATGAGCAAGATGAAAAGGAGTTGAATATAAGACTTAATGCAAATACAGGCGAATGGGACTGGGATATGCTTGCAAATGAATGGGACAGCGAACAGTTGGAGGAGTGGGGATTAGATATTCCTAATTGGGCAGAAGGGGTGGATGAGAATAATATGACTGAGGATGATATTAATATTGAAGATGAATTTGAAGAAACATTTATAAAATCTGACAAATTTAAAGTCGGTTTTATGTTTACAGATAAAGATTCAGCAGAAAGCTATTTAAAATCAATAAATGTAAACCCTAATAAAAGAGGTCAGATATGGACAGTAGATTTAAGTATCCAGTCTACATAATTTCAAAGGGTAGATATAAAAATCCTATTACTGCTTTGTATTTTCAAAATACAGGTATTGATTATTTGATAGCTGTTGAACCACAGGAATACGATTTATATTGTGCTAAATTAGGAGTAAAAAGAGTATTAAAATTACCATTTTCAAATCTTGGTCTTGGTAGTTATCCAGCAAGAAATTACTGCTGGGAACATTCAATTCAGCAGAGCGCAAAATATCACTGGATATTTGATGACAATATAAGAGGTTTTTGCGTTTGGCAAAAAGGCAAAAAGGTTAATACTGATGAGGCTAATAATATTCTGAAATATTTAGAAAAATATGTTAAAATAAGCAATACAGATATAACAGGGTTTGAATACAGATATTTCTCATCACAACCACCTAAACGACCATTTAAAACTAATTGCCACGTGTATAGCGCAATGCTAATAAAAAATGATTTACCGTATCGATGGAGATTGAAATATAATGAGGACGTTGATTTATGTTTACAGGTATTACATAACGGGGGAAAAACCGCAAGCTGTTTGCTTTATTTAACAAATAAAGTTAGTACGGTAGCAAAAATGAAAGGCGGCAATCAAACAGAACTCTATAAAGGAAACGACCCAAAAAAGAATTTATTAAAAGCTAAAATGTTAGAAGCTGTTTGGCCACAATACACAAAAACAGTTATTCGTTTCGGTCGTCATCATCATTTAATTGATTGGAAACAGTTTAATAAATCAACTAAAATTATAGTTTAAGCAATTTAAAAGCAATTTAAGAAGTGGCACGAAAAGACATATACAAAGATGCTAAAGGATTCGACAAAATGCCGGAGAACATTAACCGTACCGGATTGAACCGTAAGACCATATCCAAGGTTAATACCGAACTCGAAGCAGACGGATACCCGGAGGCCACCAAGACAGACATTGTGAGCTGTTATCTTCGATTAATTCAACTGCCTATACCAGACCTTGAAACGAAAGTAAAAGACGACAAGCAGCCCGCCTTAATCAGGATCGTAGGTAAAGCGATATTGTCCGGCAAAGGATTTGAAGTGATTGAAAAGATACTCGATAGGGGTGTTGGTAAGGCCACACAGTATGTTGAAGGCCGTATGCAAATAGATCAGCAGCAACTTTCACAAGACCAGATAAACAAATTAGTTGATAACCTTTGATGAATATAAGCCAGCGATAAGAATAGCAGCCCGATCGAACTTCTGGGCTTTTTGCTGTTATATGGATTGGGAATTTTTCAAGATAAACCGCCATTTTTTCAAAGAAGTAGCTATATTATTTCAGGAAGTTGTTGAAGAGTACCGACAAGGCAACGCTATCACAGTCGGAGTATCTATGCCGCCAAGGGCTGGAAAGTCTTATATTACATCTTTGTTTGCCGCTTATTGGCTTGCTCAATTCCCTGAACAGTCGGTAATGAGGAATACTTGCACCGCTACTCTTTACCAGAAATTCAGCTATGATACCCGAAACCTGATACGATCCGATAAGTTCCGGGAGGTGTTCCCTGATATTCAATTACAATCTGACAAACAAAATTTAGACGGGTGGAGCCTTAATACTTCAAAACAGGTAGGGTACTTTGGGGCTGGTGTCGGTGGGACTATTATCGGTTTTGGTGCTAACCTTGCAATAACAGACGACCTGTACAAGTCAATGCAGGACGCTCTATCAACCACCACGAACAATTTTGTAAAGCTATGGAAGGAATCAGCACACGACAGCCGGAAGGAAAAGAACTGCCCGGAAATTTACATAGGAACCAGGTGGACAAAAGACGATATTATCGGTGAGGCGATTGATAAAGAGTACATACATAAGTCGATCACCATTCCCGCTTTGATAGACATGGAATCATTTTGTTCAGATGTGAAGTCAACAGCCGAATATTTAGAGATACAATCCAGAATATCAAAATCAGTATGGGAGGCAGAATATATGCAGAACCCGTTAACTGTAGAAGGTCTGTTAATCCCTATTGAATCAATCCGTTTCGCAAAGAAGCCTGAAACAGCACACTTCAAAATGTCAGTGTGTGACCCGGCAGATACCGGAGGGGACAAATACTCAATGCCTTTTATTTCGATTATCGAGTACGATGGACAGTTAGCCTGTTTTGTCAGTGATGTAATTCACTCCACAGCTGGTATAGAGGCGAACGCTTTCCGGGTAGTCGAAAAGGCTAAAACAAATGAGACCGAATTTATATATGTTGAGGTGACTGGAGTAGGTCTTGCCGCATATATAACAATTAAAAATAATATGGGCCAACATGTTAAGGTAAACCCATTCCCGGCTTCGATAAATAAGGAAGTTCGTATACATTCGCACTATGAATTTGTTCGGGACTACTTTATATTCGACAAAGAGAAATATGATACAGATCCTGAGTATAAATTGTTCATTTCTGACTTGACAAGTTATGTCAAAGAGGGGCAAAACAAACATAAAAAGGACGCTATTGACGTGCTTTGTTCAGCGGCTGCGATTATTAAAATTAAGTATAAAAAAGTTTTGTACGGCTAGATATTTATTATATTTGAATCCTAATAATCAATTTTATGAAACTATTTTTTGATACAGAAACAACCGGGCTACCTCCTAAAGGAGCCAATTATGAAACTGATTTTAATGAGTTTCCTCATATTGTACAACTTGCGTGGAGTTTTAATAATATGCAATACGACTACATAATTAAGCCAGATGGCTATTTAATCCCAAGAGAGGCCACAAAAATACACGGAATAACAAATGAAAAGGCTAATTTATGTGGTATTGGATTAGGTTTGGTTCTTAATATATTTCTTTCGCACGCTGAACATTCGGAGAATATCATAGGACACAACATATATTTTGATACTTCGATAATCAAAGCAAACGGTTTAAAAATCGGTATTGATTTAGAATACATGAATACAGTAATGGACAAATCAAAGCGTATTTGCACGATGGTTAAGTCTAATAAGTTCATGGGACTAAAACAGGCTGATTCAAATAGGCCAAAATACCCTACGCTTTTAGAGCTTTATAGTAGATTATTCGGGGAAGAATTCCCCGCTCACAACGCTAAAGCTGATGTTGAGGCAACAATCAAATGTTATGATGAACTTGTAAGAATTGGAATAATTTAAATAGAATGATACTAATTAACACACTCACAAAAGAATCATGGGTGAATTGTTACCCGACATTTGCCGCTGAAAAGATCGGTGTTAATGCTGAAACAGCCAAAAGATGGAAGCGGTCTGGTGATATTTATAAAAAGGAAGGTATATGGGAAATGTACTTTTACCCTGTTGAGGTGAAACAATGTAAAGGATTTAATGTAAAAAAGTAGTGTTTATATCGACATAATGACTACATTTTGTATATTTGCTGTTCTAAATAATTAAAGCTATGGATGCTAATAAAAACCAACGAAAGGCAAAATATAAAGAAATTAGAGTGTGGTACAGACTTAGACCAGAGATAAGTATTTGGACTACCAAAAGGAAAGGAAAAACTCACGTACATAAACTTCCAGATGAAACATGGTATGGTGGTTATTGTTTTAATGCTGGCTATTTTGCATTTATACAATGTGGGTTATTTGCAATACATATAATGTTTAAATGGTGGCGTTTAAATATTTAATAGCCATCTGGCTGCTGTAAATTAATAACTAATACTTATTAAAATGAAACGGAAAATTTTAGAATTACTCAAAGAAAGGCGTGAAATAAATATTACTGATTTTCACAATTTCATTCCAGAATCAAAAGGAGAATATTCAATTTATATGCCTGTAAAAGAGGGTATAAATCCTAATATTCTATGGATGGCAGGGCTAACACAGGATTTTATCAAAGCATTTAATGAGTTAATGATTGATGAAAAATTGATTGAATGGAAACCTACTGACATAATGTGTTATATGTTTGATGGTTCGCCTATTTATGATATGAAATTGTGTGAAAAGAAGTACATTAAAAGGCAAGTTGAATGTTGGTTGCCGATTGTGATTACTCTAAAGCAGTAATTTTTTATTGTGACTAACGTCTGTATACAGCCAATTGGCTAATATATCCCGTGACCGTTTATAAACGTTTAATAAATACTTACATAAACACAACACCAAGCAATCAAAACATGATTAACTGTCTTATATTTACACCCAAAATAAGACAAATATGTCATTTTGGGACTTACTTAAAGGCAAAAACATAGATATAGTCCACGATGAGGGCGACAAATGGAGCACTGATAAAGTCGGTTCTTTGTCTATTCCTGATGAATTAACTCACAAAAACGCCTTTACCTTAGCCAATACGGTAACAGAAATATATTTCCCTATTGATTTTTACGCAGACAGGATAAGCAAACTCAGATATTTTATAGCAGACAAGAAAGGGAATGAAGTCCAGAATACTGAATTAAATAGATTCCTGACAAACATAAACCCGCTATACTCATTCACCGACCTGGTTTATCAGTATGTTTTTTCATACCTTAGTGCTGGGTATGCCGTGACTTACAAAGGTATTCCCAGCAGCTTTAAGAACATATCAGCAAGCACGATAAGCAGGGTTGATATATTACAACCTGATTTATTAGACGTCTATGAATATTCAAATGTTTCAATACTTGACCTCAATAGCTTGACCGACTTAATAAGCCGGGTAAGGTATGATCAATATTCTGTTTATTACAAAGAACTTGAATTGTCACGTTTGCAAATAGATAACATTGATTCGACCCGTAAATCAGGGTCAAGAGTATTCAGCCAGTCTCCTTTATTCAAAGCTATCAGGCCAATTAATAACCTTCTTGCGACTTACTCAGCAAGGTATAATATCTATGTTAACAACGGGGCAGCTGGATACTTAGTTAAGAAACCACAATCAGGTCAATCACTCGAACAGGCCATTGAACCGAACTGCAGACAGGATATTATTGACGATATTAACAACCGTCACGGAATCACAGGCCGCCGGAATTTGTGGGGTATTTCAGGAGTGCCGATTGAGTTTATAAATACTCTATCTAACATTAAAGACTTATTGCCTTTTGAAGAAACGTTAGAGGATTCGATAAAGATTGCAAGCGTGTTCCTTATACCCCCTGAATTGATACCCAGAAAAGACCAGTCCACCTTTGACAACAAGGGCGAAACAGAGCGGTCCGTATGGGAAAATGGATTGATGTCAATTACACAGGTAGTGTGCCAGAATTTCGCTAAGGCTTTTATGATAGATAAACTAGGCTACTCGATCGGTGCAGACTATTCAACCGTGTCAGCTTTAAAAATAAATGAGGGATCAACAGAGGATTTGTACACGAAAAGGATAGCAAATTTAACAGCATTAAAAACATTGTACCCTGAGAATACCTCCATTGATAACGAATTGAATAAAATACTTTTATATTATGGACAAAGATAAAAACAGTGATCGCAGTATATGCCGCGCATTCATCCAACCTCCAAGCGGCGAAGGGTGGGATTTTGAGTGTATCGCAGTACCGTCCGAAAACGGACAAATGAGACGGTCGTATGAGAATGACGAGTACTTCATGCAGGTATTAAGAACCGGAAAAGAAAACGTTGATACTTCCCGTCTTGATTCAGGACTTCCGCTTTTTGACAATCACCCGTGGGACAATTCAGCCGTGAACACTTTAGGCATTACCGTAGCGTATGACTTTACAGAGAAAGGCATTGTTGTTCGTTGTAAGTTCGGAGCCAGGGCAGACGAGGCTTTAAAGAACGATGTCAAAAACGGCATCATCAAAACAGTATCAATTGAGGGGATGATTTCAAACTACACAGTCGAGCGGGAAATGGGTAAATTGCCTGTTTATTATGCCGACTTATGGACACCTGAAAGTCTATCTTTCGCACCCGTGCCAAATGACATAGGCGCACAGATCGAAGTCAAGAGGGCTATTCAGAAACAAATCGAAAAAACGCCTTCAAAGGGCGAACAATCAGTATACAAATCATTAATTAACAAATTTTAGAACAATGAAAAAAGATGACTTCATGAAAATTGTTCGCTCAAAGAGTAAGGAACCTTTGAACGAGCAGGCCGAAAACATGTTCGGTTCTATCGGGGAGGCGATTGAAAAAGCCTTTTCTGAATCAGTTGTCGAGCGAAGTGCGCAACTGAAACAAATAACCGACAAACTTGGAATGATCCCGGACGGGGAAACCCATGCCGAAATTGTCCGCAATATCGCCACTAAACTGGATGAATTGGAGGCAAAAACAAAACGTACCTTTACGGAGGATGACCGCTACAAACTAAAATCTATGCTCCTTGAAAAAAAGGACGAGATTGTAAGAGCAAAAGAACTCAATAAAAACTGGGCGATTGAGTTCAAGGCCAAACGTGCTGCCTCAGCGATGATGACAACCGCTACTGTCTTGACAGGGGCATCGGCCATCAACACCATGTCAGTACTCGATGACCTTGAAGTACTCGTAATACAGTACCCGAAAAACTTCATCATTGATGCAATTGGTGGCCGGGGTGTCGCTAAGGTTCCTGCCGTTCTGAGATGGAAAGAGCAAGCAGCCGAATCAACCAGCTCATTAGGGCTTACGACTGAGGGGTCTGTTAAACAGATCACCGACAAATCATTTGTCTGGAAAACAGCCAACCGGGCTAAATATGCTGGACGTATTGAGTTCAACGAAGAGCTGGCAATGGACTTCGATCAGTTGTTGCTCCAGATCATTGACATGTTCGAGCAGCAGGTTATCCGCGCATGGAACGCCGGTATTCAGGCCGCTATTGTGGCTTACTGTTCAGCCTATACTGCAACCGAAATGGACGGACAATTTGTTTCTCCATCGACTTCCTTGGTTATCAAAGCAGGGAAATTGTGTGTAGAAAACAGCCTGTATGAGCCTGATTTGCTCATGATCCGTCCCGGTGATGCCGCAATGGCCGGAATTCAGCAAAATGCCAACGGTGACATAGTTTATGTTCCTGATGCAATTGCCTTTGCCGGACTTACTCCCTTCCTGAGTACCAACGTGCCAGAAGGCAAAATGATTATCGGTACTTCACGCACCGTGTCAGAGCAACACTCGAGTTTCATCCTTCGCCGGGGAATGTACGGTGATCAGTTCATTGAAAACGAGGAAACGATCGTAGGTGAAGTGTTCTCACTGTTGAAACTTCCTACAATCAGCAAAGCAAGCTGGTTGATCGTTGACATTGCCACAATGAAAGAAGCTTTAACCATAGTGCCAGCCGCATAATGACAGCTAAAAAAACCGTAACGGAAGCCCCTGAGTTGGGGGCATTCGTTACCGTAATCGCGAACGAAAACGCTAAATTTCTTAAAAAAGGCAAAGAGTACACAATGACCAGAGAAATGGCCGCAAAACTCTTAAAATCAAAGAAAGTAACATTAAAATCATAAACAATGAAAAAACTATTAGGACTTTTATTTCTGTTCGCCTTCACTATTTCGGCAATGGCACAAGAGCGAACCGTGGACGTTGATATAAAATCAGGTTTCACATGGGGAACGTATGTCTCATACACAGGACTTGCGCCCGATACTTTAAAGGAAACGAATCAGGATAGCATTTCCTATCAATTCCTGTATCGACTTAACGAGGCTATTGATAAGATCGCTTTTACAGTCGTGGCAGATACCTTAGCGGGGAATGATTCGATTTACTACACGTTAAACGGGTACAATGATGCATTAGGAGCCGCTACACTAATTAAAACAGCGGGGGCTTTGTTTAATGCTACAGCGGATGTATTGGAAATTTCCGTAACTGATACCGATTCTACCGATATTTCGTATCGAATTTATGAGCTTCTTTTGATACAAGACGGGAATAACGACTACGATGGAGGTGCAGAAATCGAGACTATTAACCTCAAAATTCACACGAAGTAATGTCCTTGATTGATTCTACATATTTCACGGGCGAGTACCTGATAGTTAATCTGACAGGTACCGCCTCTGTTGTTACGGCAAACGTGGCTTTGTTAAACAAGTTCATTGCAAAATATGAACCTATTTACTTAAAGTTGCTGCTTGGTGAAACATTGTATGATCAGTTAATTG